GGTTATGTCGTTTTGAAATATACAGTCTGCAATAATATATCCTTTTCCAGTATTGAAACTAAGTAATTCATCACCAGCCCCAGCACTCCCAGTTGACAGAATACGCCCACTGTAAGCATAAACGTGTTCGCCAATCGATGTAAGGCCCTTATTGGGTCCGAGAAAGGCAGCGTTACTTCCTAACTTGGGTTTATGTGGCATTATTCAAAATACAAGGTTACAGCCCCACTACTAGCGGTTGCTGTACCTGTGGTAAATTGAATAGCTATTTGTAGATCTATGTTGTTGACGTTTGCCGTCGGAAAGTCTACTTCTACTTGATTGTGTGATGGAACTGCTCCAGCGTCTCCTGTATCACCAGATTGTCCAATCAATACAAAATTCTGTTCACTCATATTAGATCCAGAAAGTTTGCAAACTACAATATTACCTTTAGTATCTGGACAGTCCATGGCACAATCTACACGGGCGATTCTGCTAGTTCCGTCTGGCGTTTGAATATTCCCCAAATTCGCTGATGACATGTTGTCCGTGAGCGAAAAATAGGTTTTATCAGAGGGCGTGGCGTCAAAAGTTCTTGATATAGCGGTTGTCATTTTTATTTCTCCTTTATTAAAGTCTAAAGTACCATTTTGTTGATCCCAATTTTAATTGGGGGAACTGGCGGCGCGCAAATGCTCCACCTAAAGCAACTATACTGGCAGTAACTAAAGTCTTTCTACCTGTATCGGAAGATATCATATTAATAGAATTATGAGCTAAGGTACCAAATGCTTTGCCAAGTTCGCCATCTGTTATATCTTTGATAACGCCCTCCGCTTGGAACTTTCCGCCGTTAAATGTTCTTCCGGCGTTAAGATAGGCTGCTATTGCCATACCGCTTGCTAGGCCCGTCACCGATGGATGTGGAATTGATTTCATATATTTTCTGCTCCTATTATTATTCTTTTTGTTGTTGGATGCCTTACGAGGTTTATTCTTCCGAGACTTGGACGAGTCATAAGATTTTTTGGAGATTAACTTACCGTCACGGAAATGCATCCAGCTTCCGGTTTTAGTTTTCTTCCGATAAACCCCGACAGGCATAAACAATTAAGGTTTAATCCATTATATAACTGTATTCCCTTGCGCATTATTTAAATAACCATAAGCTATATCATAGTATGGACGAGCCAAGAATACTTAAATTAGTAAAGCCCGACATTTCTTCACCATTGAAGAAGCGTGATTCCTACCTTAATGTGAAGGAGGATGACATGACCCTAGTAACTGTTGATCTGGCAGAAGATTGTAAGATTGATACAGATGGGGGTATAAAAGACGGTGTAAGGATTACATGCCGTGAAGTATTGACTAAAGAGAATCTGAATGAAAAAGATGAACACACGTTTCAATACATTCCCACGGAAGAAATCAAACTAAAAGAATCCTACTCTACGTCATCCTTTTATCTATTAAAGGATTTCAAGACGGCATCACATTGGCCAAAGGAAGGGATCTTCTATTGGGTATGGAAAGCAAGTGACGGTCTACGATGGGAGGAAGCGTGAGAACTACTGATTCATGTATTGATGACTATTACGAAAGAGACGGAAGGGGTACAGGTTGGAAAAAGAATGAATTACTTGAAGTAATAGCTCATGAATTAATCTTACTTAGATTCGCTCTACAAAAGATATCTGGAGAAGATTAATGCTTTGTTCATGCTATGACATGAACTGGAACCGTGTATCGGCGACTTGTTCCCTATGCGGTCGTAAGATTAATGGAGGAGCTTAGGATAGGATGGGGTTAGGGGTGCAAGTTTTGTGCGTTTATGTGCGTTCTAGGTGCGTTTTTTCGCTAATCCCATGCCTAGACTTGCGCCACCTTTGCTACCACTCTGCTTATTGGCGGCATCTGCGATCATCGGCATTAATTTACTAGATAGCATTTGAACGTACCATGGTTGGCCTTCTAATTCTTTGGCCATATTATGCATCAACGAAAGTTGAGAACCTTCTTCACTATTTTTCAAGTCACGGGCAACATTACCCATTGCTCCAGCCCAAAACTTTTGAAGATTCTCCCTTGCTTGTGGCAACATAAATTCCTCAAAATCAATTAACATCTGTTCTCTGATTTTTTTAGTAATTACCTCTAAAGACATAAGCAAAGTGTCGTCTGATTCATCAGATCTCAACCAAGTCTCAATATTTTTTCTCGTTCTTAAGGGTATCCAAAATGTATAAACTAAAAAGTAGAGACCAAAGCTCAAAATCCAAATGACGGCAAATGTTTCGTCGTTCATATCCCAAGTAAGCTTCTTATTTCTTCCTCAATTAAGTCTCTAGTATATCCTTTTTGAATCATACAAGACATAATCCATGTAGATGCACTATATTTATTATAAGCAAAAGATGGAATTTTATCTTTAGCGTTTTTCGCACAAGCAGTATAATCTATTGTAAATTGGGCTTTATCTTCAATACCTTTTCCAGCTATTTCTTCTTTAATATCATTTATTATCTCACCGGCAGACGGAACGTCTAAATCTTTTAGGAACTCTATAACATCTTCTAAAACCTTCAAGGCTTCATCTGTTGAATGATAAAGAGAAGCTAAAACAACAGGTGGGGGTACATTCAGATCTATTGTAGGTATGGGTTCGGCAATAGCTATTAATTTGGATACTGCGCTTGCTTTTTTATCAAACATTGAGAAACCTAACCAAGCACCAAAAACTATAATCGGTTGCATTACTGGAATTAACGCTTGAAGCCACCTAGTATAATCTACGTTTTTCATGAGCTTCTCAAAATCGGTGTCTTTCTTCATACTTTATAACCTGTAAGGAGACACGAAATAGCTCCATTATTGCCGTTTTCAGTAGCTTGGATCTTAACTGTTGAATTTGGAGGCACTATGAATTCAAACATTTTAGGTTGTTGACCAGTATTATTAGCAGTTACAATTATTTTTTCTACAAATAAGGCAGTCCCATCCACATTGACCGAATAGCTCAGAATATCTCCAATAGCTATTCCACTCCAGTCCAAACCTAAAGTTATTCTCGTTAAATAAAAAGCAGATGGGTTAGTATAGGAGAGGAGGGTAACAGCGGAAGCGGTGAGAACATAACTTCCACTCCACCCATAGATATTACCATCCTTAACCCTTGATATAGATTTCGATGCGGCAAGGGTCATGCATAAACTTTACCAGAGATACTAACAGTTCCGTTAAAATTAGTCGCGCCACTTTGCGTTCCCCATGCCACCTCAACAAATGTTAACGGGGGGATTAACAGGATCCAAGTCCACGGTTCGGTTATGCTTGAACTTGCTTCTTTATTCAGAACTACCGTTTGACCGTTATATTTAATTTCAAAATAAGTATCTGAGCCACTGGTTATGTCGTTTTGAAATATACAGTCTGCAATAATATATCCTTTTCCAGTATTGAAACTAAGTAATTCATCACCAGCCCCAGCACTCCCAGTTGACAGAATACGCCCACTGTAAGCATAAACGTGTTCGCCAATCGAT